CTTTTACCGTATACATTGTCAGCTACAACACCATAACCAGCAGCGATCTTTTTAATTAAAGGATTAAGCATACCTCTATCAATGTTATCTATAACTTTGATTGCCACTTTTTCTTTAAATTCTTTATTAGTCGTGCCTGCGGGTACCATTTCTTTTAGCTGATCACCAATTCTTTTTTCATTCTTTTTGGTATCGCTTTTAACTTTTTCTTTAGCCTCGGATGGCTTAGATAACTCTTTTTGTTTAGCTTTTTTAATTTTTAATTCTAAATTAGCCTTAGCATCAGCAAATGCGTATTCATCGTTATCAAAGTCACTTAGATCTAAGTCATCTAATTGTTCTTGAAAAGTATTTATAGAAAGTGTTGTTTTAGTTTTTGGTTTAGCCTTACTAGTATCAATGGTTGGCTTTGCAACTCCTTTTGCTTTACCCGACGCTCCAAATTCTTTTAACGCTCCTTTAAATTTACCTTTGCTGTAAGCTTTATTGTAGTCTATTATAAAGTTTTTAACTCCTTCTCCTGTTTCAAAATTAATGTTTTTTAATCCTAGATTTTGAAATAGTTGCCTAAAAATATCTGCTATTTTTTGTAAAGCATTAGTATTCAGTTCTATATCTTTATTAGTTAAAGCTTCAGAAAATAAAGGCAATCCTTCTTCGTAAAAGCTATCCATGGTATACGTTCCATCTTTTACTTTTTTGTTATATGCCATCCATCTTTTAGCCCATTTAGTACCTAATACCGCTTCTTGACTTCCCACTATATTTGTAACTTCTTTAAGTAAAGACTCGGAAGCTTTCTTTATTAAGGTTGGATCATTATTTAATGCTTGCTTTAAAATTTTGTGCATAAATTCATGCTGCCCCGTAGTAACTACTGCGTCTTGCAAGGAAGAGTCTTTATTAACTACAAGAACATCTCTACCGTCTTTTGTAGTTACAAAAAGACCATAAGAATCTTTTGAAGCGTTAGCTTTTTCCTCAGTGTACCCCGCTTCATTCATTAAAAATTCCTTCTGCTTACTACCAGCGCTAGAGTTTTCTTCTCCTTCAAAAACTATAGTGTCATCAACTTTTAAACCTGAGGATTCTATAGACTTATTAAGAAGTTTAATATCTTTTTCAAAGTCTTTTGCAATGCCTTGTTGTATGGTTGACTGCTTTATTTCATCGTTAATATTGGATATTTTATTATCAATACTTTCATGAAAAGCACTATCTGTATTTTCTTTTTCTTTAAGCAATTTACTTTTTTCTACCAGCAATTCTATTTGCTCAGCTGTAACATTTTCTGGTGATTTTTTAATTGCTTTATGTATATCGCCCGCAAAATTTCTAGCAGTTTTTAATTCCTCTTTAATATCAGGATCAGTAACGGTTTCTTGCATTTTTTGAAGATACGCATCAGTAGATTCAATATTGCTAGAAATTTGATTGTATATTAATTTTTTTTGATTACTAAAAGTTTTTACACCTCCAACAGTACCCATACCGCCGCTTAGCATAATAGTACCTGCTGCTAGTTCTATTTGTGCATTTAAAAATTCAGATCCTTTCGGTAAAGCTAAACCAAAAGAAGTATCTGTCATTAAGTTAAGACCGTAAGTAATTTCCTCTTCAACAAATTCTTTACCTATGTTTGTAAAAAATTCTTTAGCTGCAGTACTAGCTGCTTTTTTATTTGCAACATTTTTTAAAGATCCTACGAAAGCATCTTTGATAGCTTTACCTTGTGTACCTTTTAGAAAGTTAACATCAGGCATGATAGATTGAACGACTCCTTCGGTTAGACTAATTGTTGTTGCATAAGTGTTAGCTGCTACGCCGTCTAGCCCTTTATTTTTTGCTTCTTTAGCGTTGTCCAATATAGTAGCTCTAAAAGCTGCGTCTGCTAAAATTACTTCGTTTTTCAAGCTTTTACCTAATGGAGTTAAGATTTTTGCACTACCTTTTAAACCTTGTAAGTATTTTCCAACGCCTTGTTTAACACCTGATATGTTACCTTTTCTAGCTTCCATCATTAAATAACCGGTAAAAGGAACCATTTGCATACCCAACTTTAATAAACTTCTCACGCTGACGTCATCTTTAAAACCTCCTTCTTCTTTCGTTATAGAAAATTTTTCATCTTCGGAGGCTGGTAATAGTGAATAATCCGTAAAATTAGTTATTAAATCTCTAAACCCATCAATTCTATTGTAAGAGTCTTGATCTGTAAAAGCGTCAAAGTAAGCTGTAGAAAAGAAAGTAACCCCACCTATTGTACCTTTTTTAATAGTAGAATAAAGACCACCTAATCCTTCCCCAATTACTGCGTCCCCTATAAAATTCCAAAAACCATCACCTGAAAATTGTTCTCTGTATTTTTCTACTTGATTTGTTAACTCAAAATTATTATATATAACATTTTTAGAAAGATTAACATTGTAATCTCCCTCTAATATTTCCTTTCTAATATTTATAGCTTTAAAATTGTCTTCAAATTTTTTACTAAGAGCAGGTTTTGAGTCTTCTAATTGTTTAAATTCAGCAGATAATTCATTATACTTGTCAACTTCTTCTTGTGTATAATTTTGATTTGGCCTGCGATTTTTAATAATACTTAATTCCTTATTTATTTCAATCTGACGATTTTTTATTTCACCAAAAGAATTTTCAGCTTGTGCTTTTAAATCAAGCATTTCATCACTGAGGTCTTTTGTTTTCTTTTGTATTATTGGTAATTTATATTCGTTTATTAAATTTTCTTTCTCCTGCAGAGTGTATACACCCATAGCTAGTTTTTGCAAATCTTTTTTAGGTAGAGAAGTAGCGATAGCGGTTTCTACATCTTTGTTAATTTTTATAACTTCACTAGCTTCTTCAGTTCTTAAATCAATAACTCCAAAAGCTCTACCTATATATTTAAAATAATCTATGACGTCTTCTCCTCCTCCAAAGCCTCTCCCAGCTGCTTTGTTACTTCCTGTATCTTTTCTTAACTGTTCTAATGCTTTTTGCTGTAGTTCAAATTCTTTATTAGAAAATATTAAATCTTTTTCTGTTTGATTATTTTTATCAAAATCATCTAAATTTTTCTTTATATAATCAGACGCTTGTTGTTCATCTTTTATTTCTGTTTTTGCAAATTGAATAAGTTGATCCTTAAGCTTATTTCTTTTATCATCAATGATATTAAGCCTAGCTAGTCTTTTATTGTATTCTTCTTCGCTGGTATCTATTAAATCAACACCTGGAGGTAAAATCTCAGCAGGCTTAGGATCTTGTGAATCCAAAGGAGTATCTACCGAGGGTGATTCCGTAAAACCTGCTTGTGATGCTGTCATTGGTTGCTGCACTGCATCCGCATCCTCTACAGTGCTTGTTGGAAAATCCTGTGGTTCGTCTTCTGATTGTAGTACATAACCTGCCATTTCAGCGTATTCAGATATATCCATTCCATTTCTGTCAGCAGCTGCTTGCATGGCTTCAGTAGATAACGTAGTACCTGTTTTTTTATTTTTATACATATGATTTAATTATTATATCTTAGTTGCTTTTAATCCCATAGCCGCCCTTAATCCGGTGTAATTTATATTCTTGCCTTTAATGTAAGGCACAAATACAGCTTCAGGTAAATCTCCTGTAACCGCACTAGCTGGTGGTTGGTATTCGTAACCTTCAACTCCGTCTTTCGTTTTAAACTTCCATACCATTGAATTAGGGCCTGTCCCCATTCTTATTATAGGATCCTTTGCTTTCATTGATTGAGTAAACTCATACCTAAACTTTCCGCCTGTAGTTTGTGGTTTTACTTTCCCAAAATTAATTACTTCCTCGGCTAATCCTTCTTTTTCTACAACAAACCTAGCATAAGCGTTTTTTATCATCTCACGTCTAGGATCATTAACTTTACCGGTTTTATCAGTGCTCCATGTAGATAACTTAGGGTCTATAAAATTTAATTTAAACCCTTTACCTCCTGCAACGCTAAAATCGTCTTCGGAAACATAATCTCTAATAATGTTATTAAAAAACCTAGCAGCTTCATTAGGGGTTAATGAGTCAATATAACTGTCAGTATCAAGATTTTTCCTAGCGTATTGAGCTAGTTTTTCAGGGTTTATTTTTTTACCATACTGAACGTTTCCTTCAGGATCCTTTTCTAGTTCAATTACTTCCATGTCATCAAAAAGAGAAGCCATAGGATTTCTAACTATCGGGTCTTTTTTAAACTTTGTACCTGAAGCTTGTACTTCTTTAGTAGCATTAGGCACCACAGGATAGTCAGCTATATCAAAATCAGTATTTAAACTTCTACCTATTTCTTTTCCGCTACTATCTCTCATTACAGTATAGGGTATAGGTCCTCCTGGTTTAGTCATATCAAAATCAATTTCACTACTACCAGCTGTTCTACCGGACCTAAATTGAATGTCAAATTTTTTGTATACGTCAGGATCTGCATACAAATCTCCACCACCCATAGTTCCTAACGGTTTTTCTTTTACTTCACTTATTTGTTGAGCTAATGCAGAGTTTGACTCACCTTGCATTCTAATAGCGGTACCCATAGTTTTAACATTAGCCATAAAGGTCTTAACCTCAGGCGGCCATTTATAAGGCTCATTCCCATACTCTTTAAGTAAAGTTCCCATTTTTTCCAAATTGCCTTGTATCGCTTTAGATACATCTAAGCCAGGGTTAGCAAGAGCTACCTGATTAAGTTCGGTTTCTGCAGTAAATAATCTATCTGCTTGAGCCTTTCTATCAGCTAAGTTTTGTTCTCTTTTTTTATCTGCGTCTTTTTTTATTTGGTTTAATGCGCCAACTGTAGCACCGGATATCTGTTGTAACATGTTTCTAATATGCTGCCCCGACTGTGTATCTACTACTTGTTTTGGGTTTCTATAACTCATGGATATACTTTTATTTTTTAAATTTTAAAGCTAAAAGCCAAACTTGCTATTACCTACTGCTGCTCCAGCTATTGAAGTAATACCTCCTAGCATACCTGTAAAAGCACCAGTCCTATCGGCCCCTGCTTGAGCTTGCCTAGCTTCAGCACCTGCTATTTGAGCAGAGACTCTGTCTAGCTGTTGCATTTCTCTATTTTCTTGTGTTTGAAAAGCAAATTGACTTCCTTGCATTTTTAAACCTTGAACTCTACCACCTTCTTTAATTTGTAAACCTTGAACTCTTTGTTGTTCAGCCATTTTTAATTGTTGCATCTGCTGTTCACCCTGAGCCCTCAATTTTTCATTTTGAGCTTCTTGTTGCTCTATACTGGCTGACACGCCTTTTTTACTTTGTAAAGCCGCTTGAGCTAAAGCAGTTGCTCCACCGGCACTTGCTCCTGTTGCTCTTATGGTATCTAACGTGTTAGCTAATGAAATATCAGCTTGCTCTACTTGCATTTCTGCAGCCTGTGTAGCTACACTTAAATTAGCCATAGGATTTGTTATTTGACCGCTTAAATCCTGAGCTAAACCGCTTAAGTTTGTAACTCCTGCTGATGGATCTATAATATCTTGCCTACTATTTTCTAAGTTAGTTAATTTTCTTTGTAATCTAGCTTTTTCTCTAGCCGCTTTTCTTTCTCTTTTTTTAGCTGCACCTGCACCAAACATTCCGCCAATTACACTTAGCGCTGCTCCGGCTATAGCTACTGTTGCTCCTGCCATAATTTTTCTTTTTTATTAAATTCGTCTATAGTAAAAGAATATAATTTATCTTCAACGAGACTCATGTCTTTTGTGTTTGTAGGGTTTTTATGTACATTTATAAATATACAATCCTCTATGCAATGTATTAATCTTTTTGCTCCCTTTATTGATAATTCATAACAAGGAGCTATGTGCTCCACTGTTTCTCCGTTTGTAGTAACTAATATTTTACCTGTCATTAAAAACCAAAAATGATCTGTATGATGAACAGCACTTACTACTATAGAGCCAGCCGGCATACACATTTGACGCATATATAATTGATCAGAAAAATTATGAGTAATTGGTATTAATTCATTATTTACCAAAGATTTACCGTCCCCATAAACACCTTCTATATCGTTATTAGCTATCATGGTATTTTGGAACTCTTCTAATCTTTTTGTAAAATTACTTAATTTATCTTCCATATGTTGCGCCTACTGCAAATAGTTCTTTTAATCCACCTGGATCTGTTGTGGTATCTGTTTTCATAGTTACTGTGGCATAGTAAGCTTTTATACCTGTACTACTAGGCCCCATTATTACTTGACCAGCTATAGGTGTAGGTGAATTGTTTAGTATTGCTGCTACGTATCTGTTTTGTTTTCTGTCGAATCCTGCTCTGTACTGAACATTACCATCCAAGTAAGCTCCTTCATCGTAGCTATATATTTTAGTATAAGTGTTAGGATTACCAACATCTACTGTTGCTTGATTAACATTGTTGGTCCAGCTGCTATTTAACTCGTCTGCACCTGTTTCATCAGAAACTAGGGATATAACTTCCCATCCATTGCTGCCTTCGTAATTAATCGTTTTGAAAGTCTTCATAGAGGTAGGCTCTGGATTTAAAACAAATTTTACAGAAGCAGCATTGTTTACTCCATAGAATCGACCTCTTGGCACAGGGTTATTACTATTATCAGTTAAAGAATAGTGTTTATATACAGAATTTGAATTAGTTGTATAAAATTGCCCTTGAGAACCAAACATAAAACTAGGTTTGTAAGTATAGAAGCTATTCCATCCATTTATATTTTCATTAAATGACAATGTTTTGTAGTTTCCATTTGATTGTTGTAAAGACAACGTGTAACTTTTATTATATATGTCATAACCACCTATTATCTTACCTGTTGATGAAACTAAACCAGCCTGATCTCTAAAGAAATCGACCATACCGTAATTTGATATTTCGGTTATTCCATCCATAGATAGTCTAAGTACAGCATTCCTGTTTCTATCAGTAAAATACTTTTGATAACCATAAACAGCAAAAGACTCAGGGTTTGTAGATATACCAAATTCACCTGCATAAGCTATTATTTGTCCTATAACTAATTTAGCGGATGTTGTTATTGCGCCGCCTTCAGCAGAGTATATAGCGTCTTTATCTATTAAAGCTCTATTTACTTTTCTTTCTTGGAATATAATTAAGTTAGTATCTTCAGCATAAAGCTTTTGTATACTACCATTAATAGGGTCTACACTTCTAGTTATTTCTTCTGCAACGCTAAACTCATTAGTCCTATTTATACCTGTCCTTGAATTTAATACACCTGAATATATTAATGAATTTGAAAGTCTTGATTGATCGTCATTGTCCTCAACTAGATAAGCCTTGACTCCATAGTCGGTAGAGGTATTGTTATAACCTCCTCTAATTCTAGATTCTTCAATATACCAATCTTGATCAGTATCTGCATCTGCGTCTGCTGCAACCCATGGTAATGAATTTATATTACTGTCCACCAAATCTTGATAAGGTACATCAGATATCTTCTTAACAACATAAGAGTTAAAGTATGGTACTTCAAGTGTTATAGACATATTATATTTATTACTTGTTTTTTACTATTATTACTTAAGGCTTTTTTTATGTTAGGATGAACAACTACTTCCTGCACCTGTTCCATATACAGCATCGCCAAACTTAACGTGAAAAAGACCAGAATTAGAACCACTGCCGCAATTATCACCAGCCATTTTAGAAGCAATTACCCTATATTCTCCAGGCGTATCAAATTCCCAAGAATCCTCAACGAAAGCAGGGCCCGTGTTATCAATTGATATTCTCTTATAACCAATAGGAGATCCAAAAGTATTGCCGTTAGCTAGCTGAGCAGTGCCCCAAGAAGAACTGCTTGTTGCTCTGTATTGAACTAAATAATCAACATATATATCATCGCTTAAAGTTGTTTCTCTTTGTAAGTGAGGTTTTATATACATCTTACCTTGCGTCAATGCACCCGTTGTTTTAGGAGTAAAAGTAGATCTGAATTTAGCATTGTATATTTTATTTGGAGGATACGCTGTATTAAACGGTGTTCCTGCATAAGTACCGCTAACTTGCTGAACTCCGGAAGCAAGAAATTGATATTCTATATTTTCATTACATTCAGCATTGGTACCTCCTATTCTTCCCGCACATATAGTTTGCGGAACTGGATCTGTACCAACATTAAAATTGACTACGCAAGTGTTTGATAAACCAAAACCGTTAGCATCTGTAACTTTAACCTTTATGCTATACGTATTTTCGTTCACTAAAGTACCTGAATTTGCTGTTAAAACACCTGAAGAACTTATCCTAAATCCATCTAATATAGCTTGACTGTTGCTAGAATCTAGCTCAAAAATTAATTGGCTATCTGAATTACCCCCTGATAAATTACTACCATTCTTACCTGTAAAACTGTAAATAGTAGATGTACCTAAAGTAATCCCAGTTAGTTGTAACGGACATGAAGAAGGTGCTGTGAATGTTGGTTGAACATTTGTAAGCGCTGCGGTATATGTTGTATTATCGGTATATTCTTCTCCAGACGTTGGCTCATACACTGTTTGAAAAGTAAAATTGTAAACGTCATTTGAAGGATTGCTAGCTGAACTTTCGCTGTACCAAAAATATGCTCCTGATGCTGTTTTTAATTTGTATTCAGCATTGCTACCCCCTGAATGAACCAATTGAAATTTATTAGCTACATTGTTACTTTGTCCCACATCACTAGCTCTATAAACTGATAATATAGCGGGTGGTGAAGTGAATAAGGAATTGTTTGTTATATTATTTCCAGCTCCATCTTTCCATATTATATTACTACTGCCTATTTGACTTCCTGGAGCAATACTTTCCGAAAAAGAAGCAAAGTTATTTCCATCAATACCTATAATTCCAGCATATTGACTATTTATTATTTCATTCAAAACAGCAACTTTACCTTGAAGTGACGTTTCGTAAAATAATTCTAGAACAGATTCAAATGGCTTTGTCTCAGCTATTGATAAAAATGGCTGCATGCTTACTATAAGCCCACTTCCGCTAGCTGTTGACCTATCTTTGTTTGTTGTATAAGCCCCTATAGGACCAGGGTAGGTGGGTCTTGGCTGCGGTTTTGGTGTTTTTCCGTTTTGTACAGTACTTATTTGCATTATAAAAGGATTAGAATCCGAATCGTATAATGGCTGTAATTTAGGTGCTTGCCCCCACGGAATAGACCCAGTAGGCTCTGTAACCTCTATAACCTCTGTTACCACATTAGGGTTTGAGCCACCATAAACGTACTCGCTATTTGTATCTATAGATCCATATTCACCTTCAGGAGCATTTGCCACAAAAGGAATAGCTGAAATTTCTAAATCTCTAACTGTAGATATATTTGTTACTTCTTGGCTTAATAAATCCGGGTAATACTGTTTATTCCAAGGTGTAAATTTTTGAGGATATCCATAAGGCCTAGCTCCTGCTGATCCGTTTGTATTTATAGCTGGATTATTTACTCTTATAAAAAGAGTTTCACTACTACTGTATTCTCTATCATTGGGGCCTACTTCGTTTAAATCTCTAGGTACTTTGTTTATATTGTCACTGAGCAATACAGAGAAAGATGTTTTATCTTTTTCCGATGAATTAACTATAGGATAGCCGTTCACAAAACCCGGTAGATACACATTATAGTATTCTTGCTCTTGTTGTTTAACGACTACTTTATATGAATACCAACCTAAAGGATTATAATTACTAGACGTAGGATCGCCATTATATACCCCGGGTTGACCCCCTGTGTTTTCAGTACCTATAGCGGAATCTACTCTAACACTTAAAGCATCACCTAACCAATCTATAACTTTAGAGTTATTTTCTTGTTGAGCATAGGTCTTGTATGGCGCATATACAGTTGATCCACCTTCTTCATTTTCATTGTAGTCATGAGAAGATAATATAACATTTGACTGTCTACCGTATCTGTCAACTAATATAAAACCTACTTGGTAAGTTCTGTTTTGCTTTAAAGTATGAGCTGGGTATTCTACTGTATTCACACTATAAGCATCTCTGTCTTTTATTATAGCAGCATAAGGTATATTAGATGGGCTTGAATGTTTATCTATGTAATTACCATAAACAACTCTATTTCCTATAACTTCTTGTGACAATGCTTTTACAGGCACTTTGTCATATACCCTGGTAATGTCGTCGTTAGGAAGTGTTTTATAAGGCTTGCTAGAAGCATAGTTATAAGGATAATAGTAGGTGTTATTATCTCCATGAACAGGATCATGCCAATCTATATAGCCTAAAGTGGCGGACTTATTAGGTAAGTCATCTATATCTACAGTGTTTAAAACCTTTACAGCTAAAGCATCAGACTCTTTGTAAAGTATATCTATATCTTTTATTAAAAGATTATCTATGTTTTGTTGTAAAGTACTATAAGGAAGAGGTATTTTTAATAATATATTTTGAACATTGTTTTCAAACCAAGCTATTATAGTAGATTTGTAAGCATTATCCATATCTTCAGTTGAAGAATTATTCCCACCTCCGAAGCTACTAAATTGCTTAGGTATGAATATAGGCTGTGTAAAAGGAGCCATTAAAGAATGCTCGTTATCTTCAAATTTAAACCTGTAACTGAATCTAACAAATTTATCTTCTAAAAATTTAGAGTTAGAATCTTGCTGGGACCATAAAGGATCATAATCTGGATTTGCGCTAAGCGCCATAACAGCAGAGCCGGGCCATGGGGATGGTAAATTTATAGGTGCATTAGATAACTTTACTTGCCAAGTCAAAAACTCTCCGTTTCCTGAAAAAGCTGTAGCTGTTGCGCTTACTATAGAGGTGTTATTTGGAAGATAACTAGTAGTTCCAGCCACGTTTGTCATTAAAACTAAATCCCCTAATTTAGGTATAACAGAAGCCTCTTTGTTTAAAGCTGGAAGAGCAAATTGATAAACAGTGTCAACACCAGTTCCTGAGGGTATACTAATTCCTTGAACTTTAACGCCGTTAGGATTATACTCATTTGTTTTGTTCGTAGCTGTTGACCTTGTTATAGATAACTTTTGATTAGCGCTAACTGTAACCTGTTTAGATAAAGTTATTTTGTTAGCTACTCCTCCTGGGTTTACTGCTACAACATAAACTCTATTGTCCCATCCGCTAGGTACTGTTATTGTTTCTAATGGAAACACAGCGTCACCTGGATTTATATCAGCAGAGCTATTAATAGTTAAAACACTTATATTTGTACCAGCAGTGGTTACTGTCCGCACAATCCTATCTATAGTTATAATAGGCTCACAAGGAGCATACTTAGCTACCGATATTTGGTCTTCTTTACTATAATGAGTGGGACTTGCTACATTTTCTGGATTAGCAAGTGTTACATTTATTTTACGAGGTTGATTTAAATTATCGGTAAAAAACAAAAGGTCTTCTACTAAATTAACACCAATTATTGGAAATGATTGATTAAAATTTAAAAAAGCACCCTTCACTAATGTCTTTCTAGCGTAGTTACCGGATAAAGATAATTCGTATATGTAATTTTTTGAAGATTTATCATAAGTGCCACTTGCGTTATTGTGATCAGTTGCAAAGATAAACACTCTGTTCTTAGATTCATCTATATAAAATCCTATTATAATAGCTGAATTTTCTGTCTGTGAAATTAATTTATTACCTAAAATATTCTCAAATTCACCAACAGTAGATCCTTCTGATCTGCTTAAACATAGGTTAATAGCTTCTCTATATTCACCGTTAGGTAATATACGAGAGTCAAGATCTTGATTCATCTTGCCCTTAAGAAATGTATTTTTAATTTCAGCCATTTAGTTTAATGTTTTAACCATTTAGATTTACCTCTCATTACTTGAACTATTTCATCAAGTTTTATATTTGATAATCTTAATTTAGCGTTTCTTAATTTAGCGCTTCTCTCTTGCTTTAATCTTCTAACTATATATTCAGGTTGGTTTATTCTAGAAGCTACAATAGCGTGGCTTATATGAGCATATAGAGCCTCTTCTGCTAGCTTAGGAACTTGCGTGTCCATATCGTAAGCTAATCCGTCTGATACGTATTCTAAAACTATTAATGCCTCTGCTAAATTACTTGAAAAAGATATTTTGCCTTCTCTTTGATTTATAGTAAACCAGCCGTTTATTTGAGCATGTTGAGGATCCATTCCGTAATTTTGTCCTAATAACTGTTCTCCCCATCCCCAGTTGTCATATCCTTCTGTAGTATCCTGGTTTATTAAATCATCATTTGCTGTCCTCCATCTTTCCTCTGTTACCGATGTACCTTCTATATTTTCACCAAAACTGTCTTGTGTTGGAACACCTTTAGAATCTTGTATAGGACTTTCAAATGGGTTTGTAGTTAAATTGTTTGCAGGATATATAGGTCTTTTAACACCTAGCTGATCTATCCAAGATACCTTTGTGTAGTTTACGTAATCTTGTGGTATCACAACGCTTAATTCAGGGGGTACATTTAATTCTTGTGACTTAATACTTTTTAATGTATCATAGCTAAATTCTTGCATCCCACGTTTAGCGTGAAATATTATATCAGTTCTTTTACAACTAGGTATTAACTTACCTGTACCAACATAAGCTATTTGAAAGTTGTTTATTATATCCTCTAAAGATATATAACTGTAGCTACCATAGTTTTCTTCAACAGTATTACCGTAGGCATCCCTGTTTCCATATTCACCACCACTTAGTATTTTTAATTGAACAACCACACTTGTGTTAGCTCCTAAATTGCCGGAAATAGTTATTTTATTATCAACAACAGTATATGTACTAGTATACTCTGTATATGTTGAAACCCCTGCGTTTGCGGTATATAACTTAAAGTTGTTTAAGGCATAATTTGCATTAGAGGGATTATAACTACCAAGCACTAAGTCTGTATCAAAGGTAGTCGTAAAGGCTTGATTTTCCCCAGCTGCAGATAAAAACTTTTGTACACCTGCGTAATATTGCTGATTATTTTCTGTGATTAAGCCCATGAATTATTAAGATTTTTCGTTTATGTCTTCTTGTTGTATTTTTTGAGATGCTACTTGTATTATAGTAGGGTCTTGTATTATAACTCCTGAATATAATAATATACCTGTAATAACATCAACTTGTTCAGACGGATGTAATTCAAAGTTGACTGAAGAATCAGCATTATAAATGTATTGACCTAAGCTACCAACTGAATATCCCCAATTTATCATCGCAGGCTGCTTCAAGTAAGATACTTGAATATTAGAGGTTATACTTGTTGGGTATACACTTATCTTAGTGTCTTCGTATAAAAATACAGGTTGTTTTTTAGTTGGTGCAAGTAATGGTGATTTCTTTATTTTATACCATTCATTTCTTTGCACCATTTGAGCTTCAATGGTATCGTCATATATAACAGTGCCTAACCTATAGAAGTTCGGCAATGAAGCAGTTGTGAAGTGATTTGTTGAAAAAGTAGGTGTGGCTATTTTTTTAAATATATCTAGTTTTTCTTCTAGGTTTTTAACTCTGTTAGCATACTCGTTGTCATTTTCCGGTATACGAAGCTGTTGATTCAGGTCACTCATATATTTTTCAAATATACCCTGCTGAACTTGATTACCTACTTTATTAAACTCGTCTGGAGTTATATAACCTCTTTGTTGTTGGTTAAGTATTAATAAGACAGTTTTATAAACTAAATCTACATTTATAGCCATTATTTATTTTTTTATTATAATACCAGCCGGCCACGGTAAGTAGCCAGCTAATATTAATATTACATGTTATTCTAAGTTTTTCTCTACTGACCTATAAACTTCTACACCTTCATCGGTTTTAAAGTAAGATGCCATAGCAGAGTATGGGTTTTCATCAAAAGGTACAGTCATTAATTTTCTACCGTTTGATCCCCATGTGAAAGTTCTTTGATCTTGGGATAATACAACAATACCCATTTCTGTAGCTTTTATAGCTACATTCCTTAATTGTACGTTGTCGTCACTTGCTAGCTCCATAAATAAATCTGGATTCTTTTTAGCAAATAACATAAGGTCCCTCTTAAGTTCTTTTGAACTCATTTCTGAAACCTTAGATCCTAGTTCAACCCTTAAAATTGCTTCAGCGTCATCTATATCCATAGACCTAGCTGCTACCATAGCTTCTATTTGAATTTCTAAATCGTCTAATTCATCTTCTGCTATTTCTATTGGTTTGTATTCATAATACAAAACATTTCTTTTAGGGTGATATAAAGAAAGAAGCTTTTGTAAATTCTGCCTTTGTTTTGGCACTGTTAAAACGCCTTCTTTAAAAACTATATGCCCTAAAGTTGACTCTCCTTTTTGTTCTTCTTTAAACGGAGAGTTTTGATTTACAGCATATCTTAATTCTTTTTGAGTAGCTGTTTTATCATCAAACCATAATAAAGGGTATCTGTGTGTATGTCTTGAATTTAATGTAAAAGTTACAGGGCTTTTATTACCCTTCAAGAGATAAGTTCTATCTTTTATTTCCCAACTTGGTTTAGCTGGTTGTGCTTTTGCAGGGGCTTTTGCCACTACTTCTTGCTGAGGAGCAACCTCAACTTTCTTTGCTGGTGCTTTTTTTGCAGCCATGATATAATATAATTAAATAGTTAAGAGTAAGGTCTACCCCTGTCAGTTCAACAAGGGTAATCCTTACAAAATTATTATGCTCCTTTGAATAACACGAAGTTATTAGCAGCTTGAGTTACTAAACATCTTTCAGATAAGAAGTGAACCTGCATTGCATCTAAATCAGAGGTAGAAGCTCCACCAACAGATCCAGTGATCCAGTTTTTCATTCTTCTATCATCAGCTTGAGAAGCTCTATATCTTACGTGTAAGAAAGGTCTTCTGATGTTAGTTCCTAATATTTGATCGTAAACTGTAGAAGTTCCAGCAGGTACTAATACACCATCAATTCCAGAAGCAGCAACACCTCCACGAGTAGAAGCATCGTTTAAGTATTTCCAGTCAGTCTTGTAGAAGTCATAAGAACCTCTTCTGAATCCAGAGAAACCTAAGTTCAATGCCATCTCTTCAGAGTTTTCAAATAAACCATAAGCAGTTCCACCTTGTGCTCCAGCAGAAAGGCTAGCTAGCATATCATCAAAGTCTAAAGAAGTAGCTCTGTTTAAGAAAAGCATATTTTCTTCAATAGCACCTTGAGTATCTAAGTTCTTCAAAATATTGTCAAAAGTAGCTAACTGATCACCTGCGTTTGCAGCTGTGAAACCAGTAACGGTGTTACCTCTTTCATCAATAGCAGAGAAAAGCCCTTGAGTACCTTTTACAGTATTTCCTAAAGTTGATGTAGATGATTTTAACTCACCTTCAATAACAGACATTTCTAAGTAATCTTCAAAACGTAATCTTGTTTCAGATTCAGCTTTTAAGTACCATAAGAAACCTCCTTGACCAGACTCAGTAGCTACTTCAACCCATCCAATCTGAGCAGTGTCAGATCCATTGATTTGGTAACGATCTCTAATAATAATTGGAGAATTTGAGTATTGTTTAAATTGAGGAGATACTGATACAGGATCGTAACTTGCTCCATTTCCACTTCCTTTAGCGTACTCAGAACCGTATACAAATACTTTTAAGTTACTTTTTCCAGCTAAATCTGGCTCAGAACCGCTAGTACTATCTAAAGTTGCTTGAGTATAAGGTTTTATGGTTAAAGTAACAGTACCGCTAGCTCCTGAAGCTCCTGTCTGACTTACTACAAAACATTTAAGTTCATGCCCTGTAGCAGGATTCATAACTACGATAGTAGCATTATTGCTAATAACACACTGCTTATCAGCAGACTGAGCTATTGCTAAAGTTGTTCCTGCAGCATTTGAAACTACACTATCGTAAGAAATATGTAATCTGTTTTGCTCAGACCAAACGATCTGATCAGAAGACATTGGCATCTCAGCCCCTACCATTCTTAAGAATCCAGATAAAGTTCTGTTTCCGTAACGCTCTACTTCAGCCTCATAGATCTCTGGTAAGTACTGTTGTGAAAAGTTCTTTCCTGTTCCATCGGTAAAGTTTAAATAATTGTCCGCCAAAGTCTGTTGTTTTTGACTTGGGGTGATTGATCCAAATACTGGATCTACTGGTATTGCAGCCATAATTTTTTAATTTTTTTAGTTAAATTTTTTTGTTTTAATTCTAAGTTTAGAAGAATCAGGGCCGCTTAGTGATTTAACTTTTATTCCGTTTACAAACTCACCAGAGCTAGTTTGTCTTGGCTCTGTGCTAGGATTTTTAGAACTACTAACTATTTCTTTAGTAGCATCTGTTCTCCCTTGTTCATAAAAATGATTAATAATCTTATCAGCATTTGAAGCGATGTAAATAGCTTTGTGATAACCTTTCGTGTCTTTTATATTACCGCTATCGTCAAGAAACTTTCCTACGAAATTGTTAATACTTGATTGGTTCTCTGCAACTTTGTTAGGATCTTGTAAACCATATCTAAACTTCTTTTTACCTACATTGAAGTCAAAACCTTTGAATTCATTAGTAAAGTAATCATTTGTTTTTGATTTAAAGTCCGAATGCTGTTGCTCAGCTATCTTCTGATCTTCTTGATATCTGTTGAAAAACTCTGTTGCTTTTTGTTGTTCCTGAGTAACGCCGGGTCTCAACTTGATTTCGTCGTAATATTCACTCTTGGTTTTTTCCAAAAAGCTTTTAGCTTTTCCAACTTCTTCTTTAAACGCAATTTTCTTTTTGCGTATATCTCTTTCCTCATCTAAGTCTTCGTCATAATCGTAGTCTTCTAATAGTAGGCTAACGTCATCTGATTCTAGATAAGGTTTTGTTTGTTTGTAATATTCTCTTAATAGTGTTTTATCATCAACACTTGAGTAGTCTGCGTTTAATCTAACGTAGTCCTCCACTGATCCACCTGTCTCTTCCATAAAGGTAACAAGTTTATCTATGTTTTCCGGTAACACTCTTTGCTCAGCTACTGGTTGAGGTTGTTGTTCAATAACTTTTTCAGGCTCTTGAGTGGGTTCTTCATCTACAATTTCTATAATACCATCTTGTGCAGTGTCGTCCGGTGTATCGTTAATTACAATAACAGGTTCTTCAGCTACATCTTCTTTAACTTCTGGTATTACCACCTTAGCAACCTCTTCGGCTATTGGTTCTTTTATTTCATCTATATTAACCTTTACAGGTTCGCTAGATTGATTACCTAATTGCTTAGGATTTTTTTTCTTGGATTTAATTTTAAAATCCCCTTCTTTTTTTACTTCTGACATAATATAATATAATTAAATAATTGTTTATTAGCTAGGGCCGAATTCTTCTATCCCAAATCCACCTAACACATCGTTTCCTGATGATTCAAAGTTTTTAGGTAATCCCTCTGTTTGTCTTTGTTGTATCAACTCAGACTGCTGGGATCCCTGCATTTTTATTCTTTTATCTTTTCTATCTTCAATTTCTTTTTCCTTAGCTCCGTCTGCGTTTGCTCTTACTTGAGCTAACTGCATATTAAAGTTGAACTCTTCAGCCATTAACTCTCTTTTTATTTGAGCTTCAGTTTGCATTCTTTGTATTTCAAACTGCGACTTAGCTTGCTCTATACTTACTTTTTCCTGAGTAAGTGCTTGTTGTTTTTGCACCTCAGCCATTGCAGCTTTTTCAGCTGCTTCAGCGTTTGCTTGCGCTTGCGCTTGGATGTTAGCTTGTTGCTGTTCTTGTTCTCTTTTTATTTTTTGTTTTTGTCTAAGCTTCAAGAATTGATTAGCTAACTTTATATTTTTTATTTGTCTAATATCAATTGCATCAGATAAAACAATCGCTTGTGTCTGCAGTGCCACTTGTATATTTTGCTCTAGCAAAGCTTTATCTTCCTCTTCAGGTTCTAGCTCTAAATAAATACCAAAGTCATGCAACTGTAAGTTCATTAACTCCTCAAGAGTTTTAGTGTTAAATGTACTTATAGCGTTTGTTAAAGCATTTTCTGTTAAAGGATTTTCAATAACATCAGCTACCTTCAAACTTATATTTTCGCATGTTCTAACAGTTAAGTACAACAAAGAGTCTAGTACGTGTTTAGTTGCAATGTTAGAAGCGTTAGCTGCCATTTTTTGTAAACCTACAAGTGAATCTTTAGCTGGTGCACTACCGTCTCTTGCTTCATTTAACCCGGTTACATCTCTTATCATTTGTAAATAATACTGATATGTACCGATTAAGCTTTGTATTTTTGCTTGACCACTTGAAGATGATAATTCTTGTACAGGTACCTTACCTCTATTTAATTCGCCATCTTGAGTAAGTGATCTACCTACAACAGAACCTGTTTGAAAGTACATGTTTAACGCCTCGGCTGGATTGTATGTTGTACCATTACCTAAGTCAACTTCCGCTAAACCATCCATATCTAAGAATACACCATCTGGTACTATTCTAGACATTACTTGTTGTAATTTAAGATGCGTTATTTGTATCATATCAGCAAAGCTAGTAATTTTACTAACTATAGATTCTATACGTCCTTTGTACATTCTCGGTGCCGATATACAGTAATTCATCATTACTTTTGTAGTATCAGCTGTAGGCCTTGTCATATTCTCCGCTAGCTTCCAGTCTAACATAATATTTGTACCTAATACTTTTGCTCCAGTATATAAAACTTCTATTGTTCTAGATATCCTTTCAAAGTTATCATTAGCTGGCGGATTAAATGTGTCAGGTTTTTCTAATGTTTTTTCTAATCCTTGATCTGTTTTCTTTATTTTGAATACTTGATCTGAATATGTTTTGTATTCAAAGTATAAAACTTGAACGGTGTTAGCATCGTAATTACCCCAGTTTGTTACATACTGTGAGTTACCAGGCATATTTTGTATTTTTTCTAGCTCTGACGCTGATAATGATGGAAATTGCTTTTTAAGTTCCGATAAAGATATAGACTTTACCTCACCTACATAATATA